TTTGAGCTTGAACACTTTGGTTAACTCTTTGTTGAAATGAGTATTTTCCACGTTCGACACCAATTTGGGCAAGTTTTGAATCTAAAGAAGCAGGACCATTATCACCCGTAGGGTCGGCTTGTAATAAAACCGCATAAGGTGAATAAGATGATGGTCTGAAACTTGGTGGGTCCCAATAAGATGCGTTCTTTTGTACATTTATTACATCACCAATATCATAATATCTGAATACTTTATCATTTGGACTATACGCATTTTTTACATAAACTTTCTTTTGAAATGAAACTGAATAATCTTGTAATGCGTTTGTGTATGGTGGAAATGCACCATATGGTCCTTGATTTGATGTAACTTGTTGTGTGTTAATTAAACCATTAATGTTTTTGTTATAACCACCATTTGGCCCAAAAATATTGTTTGTGTATAATAAATCAGCGAATGGGTCGTTATCAATTAACGTATCGGGTGAATCAATAACAGAATAATCATTTTGAATTAAATCACCAGGTGCTGGTGATGAAGTGGGGGTATACACGCCGGGTTTTGTGTAAGGTGTTAAATTCCTCACCAAAAGTTTGTTTCTTAAAAGTTGTGTAGCACTAAAACTTAATGGACTTGGCATGTTATGTTGTTTCTCCTATAAATAGAAGTTATTTTATTTTTTTAATATTTACCAGCGTTATTTGGTACATTTCCGTAATTTCCTGTTGTTTGCATGTTCTTAAACATGGTTTGTATTGTCTTTTGAAACTCAGAACTATTAAGTACTTGTTGTATTTGTGATTGGGTCAATTTTGTTACTGAACCATCAGGGCTTTTCATATTAAAATTAATCTCACCTTGTACTTTTAAAGGATTAAACGTAACATTTGTTGTCTGTTGATTGTTAGTTGTTGATTGTACTCCAGTGTTTTTTATTGCACCACTAGAAGAAACTGGTTTAGAACCTGACATAAGTTCTTCAAGTTTTTTCTTTGCTGCTGAAGCACCTTCAGCAATTTTATTTCCTGATGAAATATATTTTGATGCGGTACCTTCAAAATTAAAATTTGAAAATGAGTCACCCATTTTCTTAAGACCATTTTGAATACTAATACCACTATCTTCAAATACTTTAGCCAATTTTTCAGGACCATTTTTACCTGACATTAAATCAACTAAACTTGTACCTGTTTCTTCATAGAATTTATTAGCCCCTTGAATTCCACCTCTAACATTTCCAGCGCTTTGTCGAACAGCATCACCACCTGAAACAATAGTACCTCTAATAAGTTCTCTGACATCAGCAGCTCCTCTTGAACCGGCAGAAGTTGCCGATAATACAGCTTTAATTTCCTGAAGTGTTTTTGTCGCCAATGTTGCTTCATCAAGTTGTTCTTTTGCCAAATCTTCAAGTGAAACAGGTGCTTGAGCTTCTTTTAACTCTTTCAAGTCATTTGTATTTAATTGTGACACTAATTTTTGTTCACCACTAACTTTAACTGTAAATCCACCCTTTTCTTTACTATAAGTGGCAACATTGGCAATAAATTGTTTCGATTCCTCATCAATACCAGGTAACTTAAAGTCTTTTGAAATCATACTTAATTTTTGACCCGCAGTAGACATTTTAACCAATTCGTCATAACCAATACCTGTTTGGTTAGAAATTTCTCTTAAATCACGTTTAGCATTTGGGAATACCTTAAATTCTTTACTTTTTTCATCAAAGTATGTGAATTTTTCAGTCATTTTAACAACTTGATTCTGTAACTCTTCAGTATCTTCAGAAGCCAAATACATCAATCTAAATGGGTCAGCCAAGTCACCAGCAGCAACCCCCATTCTTTGAAATGCTGAAACCATCTCAACAGCACCTTCAGGGTTAAATACTTTTTCAGCAAAACCAAAAATTTCATTCATATTAATACGTAATCCCGCGGCTTGAGCTGACATTTTTGCCAATCCATCAACACCATTTTGGAACCCATATTTATTAATTGATGATAAATTATCTTCAACGTTTTTGAAAACGGCACTTGTATTAACACCAACTCTACGAGCAATATCCACCGTAGATTGCATGTTATCTTTAATATTTGCTGTTTGAATACCAGCACTTTGGAATCCTTCAACTACACCACCAATTTCAGAACTTGAAATACCAACTGCCTTAGCTCCAGCGTATAACCCACTAACAGTTTCACCTAATGTTACAACATTTGTTTTTAGTTGTTCGGCAATACCTTGTTGAATTGTTTGTACATCAGCAAAGTCACCACCAAGCCCAACAATAGTTGGGTAGGCAATTGCTGCTTCTTGTCTTAATCCCGCAATAGCTTTTTGGGTTTGACCCAAAGTTCCAGCCATTTTAGCATTAAGTGTAGATAACTGTTCATCTAAAGTAACAGTACTTTCATACACATCATCATACGCTCTATCAATAGAGTCCTTAAGACCTTTAAGTAATTCACCAACACGGTCAATATTATTTGACAAATTGGGTTGGTTTTGATTTGGAGGTGACGGTTGCATAATTAGTTATTCTAATAAATAGAAACTATTATGTTTTTGAAAAACTTTCAACAACTTTATCTATCAAATACCTACGAGCAAATGTAGGCATTGTATGATACTCAGTCCAAGAAATATTCAAATTCGTGTTTAGGACGTAAAATTCGTCCAATTGATATTTTTTATAATCAGAAGAAAACCCGAAAAAACTCCACCCCGAAGGCGATGTCAACATCTACCTTTTCTCCTGACGGGGTCAAAACTGTTTTTCTCAAATCTAATTGGGGTTCATTGTTATTAATAAAGTTTCTTATGAATTTTGAATCCATAATTGGTAAACCTTCAACAAATTTGTTAATAGTACCTTGGTCGGTATCTCCCTCAACAGAAACAATTTGTTTTTGAAGTTTCCAAGTAACTTTTGGTGCTACTCTACCAACGGGATAGCTCTCACCCATTTTGTTAATATCTTGAATTTCTCTCCATGTTAATGGTCTGATTCTTACATTAACACCTGATTTTGGAAGTGTTACATCAAATGTTCCGTCTTCATTTGGTAAAACATCAGTTTTTTTGAAATCCAAAGCATCTAACATAACGTCAGTTTGGAATCTCTTATTAGTTTGGGGGTCGATTACCGAAATTTTATATTCAGGACCAAAAGATGTATTTCTTAAAAAGATTAACAATGCTTCAATGTCACCATTTAACATATCTTCAGGTCTTAAATCTGGTTCATAAACTTTACTACGAAGTAAGTTCATAATCATATCATCACCATTAGATGACATAATCGTATTTTCATCAGCCGCTGTTAAGTATCCAACCTTAACCGACTTCTTTTTTGATTTGTAGAATTTACCTTCTGATGGAAGTTTAACCACATCATGTGGTAAGTTAAATTCTTGTTGACCATATTTAATTAAATTTTCATCCATAAAAAAAACACAGGGAATTAGTCCCTGTGTTAAATATACCTTAGATTAAATATTAATCAATAATAAAAGTAAATACTGAATTAGTAAACCAAGATACAACGGTCCATTTGTAATGTAACGTCTAATCCTGCCAATTTGTCATCACTATAACCCACGTTTTCCCACGCAGCTTTAGTAATCATACATCCGTCTAAAATCCATTTTTCTACAACAACACCAGTTGGGTCTAACATTTCAAGGTCAACATTTTTCTTGTAACCTGCAGCATAACCCATACGGCCTGTAACAGATTCTGCGTGTAAACGAACCCACTCCATAAGAGCCTGAGTTGCTGATGGACCAATTGGGTCACGGAATTTAATAGAAATTGGGTTCCATTTGAAACGACCCGCTACAAATGTAGAAGTGTTCAAAAATTGTATTTCTGTAGGGTTGATGTCAATAGATGGTCTTCCTGATGATTCAACGAACCATTCATTAATACCTAAAGTTGTGTCGAATCTCAATATAAATCGGTTCGCTCTTTTTGGTTCGTAAGGAACCGGCATTTTCATTAATAAATCAGCCATGGTATATTTGTTTTTTTTACTTTTGTTTTAGTTTATTTCTATATAAATACATACTACTGGAAAATTTTTGTCTTTACTTTGTTTTTTTCAAAATTATACTCCCATTAGTATCTAGTTTTAGCTCCTTTACCAGTATAGTAGTTCTTTAACATTGGTTCATCTTCAAAACTCTTCTTCATTACTTCTACGTTTCTAATATCATC